ATGAATTTGAACACTTTTTGTGTGCTATTTATTATCGTGTGCATTCTATGTCTATATAAGAGATCGTCGAATATTAATCAAGGAAGGAAGAAGTATAAAACATTTTGATAATAAAACAGACTATTCTACCGTGTCTACGATTTTGTATTTGAGACAGTCACCCGGGGATAAATAGATATCCTTCCTCATCAACTTTTTGAATTTGCGCTCGGGTATCTTAGTCTTGGAGAGATACATATCTTTTAACATCTTCATAAACTTGGTGCTCGACTTCAGTTCGTGTTTGAGTTCTTGAAAGTTACCCCACAATTCTGTAGAGATTTGGTGAATGAGGACATATGCGTTCCTACCCATTCGCCTTTCAGAACCTCCGAGCAACATGAAAGTTGCGGCACTGCAACAGGAACCTTGGGCAATCGTGACAACCTTCACACGAGAAGACTCTAGAACATTCATCATGGCCATACCTGCAAATATACAACCTCCTTCACTCATGATGTGGACCCTAATGCTTGGTTCGTATCCAACGAGTTCAGCTTTTCTTTTAAGAAGTTCAATCTCCAACTTCTTAAATTTCTCAACGAAGTCAAGAGCGTTTTCACGATCCACATCTGCGTAAAAAAGAATTTCGTTACCGACAACCTTCACACACTCAGAAACTTCCTCAACTTCTTCGTCCTTCATAGACATTCTTCAATGCCTTCTTTACTTTAGTTACTTCTCTTGACTTTAAGTTGTTACCAACCGCGAGATGGTTGATCACGTCAAAATCTTGAGGTGATATTCCATAATGTATGAGTTTACTTAGGTCCCCCTTCTCTGCATAATTCTTTAGAAGACACAATTCCTCCGTGCCGAGACCCAATCTCGACTTTTTCTTTATCTCCTCGAATTTTTGTTTTCTCATCTTGTAGTTTCCCAATTTGGTCCAGCAGCTTCCAGGTCGTATCTTATCCCTATCTAGGGGTTTACCCAGGGCGTGTTTTGGGATAGTCAACGCGTGTAGGACGAAATAAGGCATTAGATTCCACATTCCTTGGGAATATATATGAGTATCGTAGTAGTCTGCATCTGAAAACGCCCTAGTTATTTTTTCGACATCGACACCTATCGAGTCTATGTAGTTTTCCTGAAAAATGTCCCAGATGTGACCATGCTCCGATATACTGTCATGTATCTGTATAGGATTTGGATCGCAGAGAACGTCGGCTATGAACTCCTTGGGTGTTTTGAAATCGTCCATCATGTCATATCCGTCCGAATACGATAAGAAGTTTCTTATATTTCCGTCACATTTAACAGCAGAAGCCTCTCTCAGGGGGGTTATCTCGTCCACGAGGGTTAATAACACTTCTGGTTTATGTCTGGGAATGAAGACAGTTTCAAAATTGGGATACATACACATGTTGGTCGTAGTTATCAACAATGAACCCCGTGAAATTCTGTCACCATCGGAAACCCTTTCAACTATGGGTTTAAACGTGGGGTCATAGTCGTCTATGTATACATGTTTCGTAGATGGTCGTATGAAGGGTAAAAACAAAGACTTGGTTTTCATGTGCTCACTTAAAAGTTCGACAGAGTTGAAACCTTGCAACACTTCTCTCAAGATGAACGATTTACCCACACCGTGAGCCCCACATATGAAAACATTCTTCCCCTCCCCAATTAATTTCCGTATCAACTCTATTTCTTTTGTGTGAATCGTATAAACTTTTTCAACTTTTTTTTGTCTGATAACTTTAATGAAAGAGTCCATCGATGATCTTACTAATCAAGCTATAGATTTAGTGCTCGAGAATCCCGCACTACATAAACGTATCGTAGAACCTTTAAAAAGGAAAATTTTACCATACGTCGCATGCACTATTGTTACCAATTTACTTATGTTTACTCTTTTGATATACCTTGTTCGGCGTCCTCTAGTTCTTCAGAGGATTGTGTAGAATCTTCTTCCTCCTCGTCCGATTCTTCGTTGTCAGAGGGTGCCAGCATTTTACCAATCCTTTCGAAGGGGGTGTTTACGGTGATGGCCCGAATCGGTTCAATCGTTTTTGGTGTCTTTAAGAACGGGATCGGCCTCACAATAAGAATTTCGGGCTTCGTAAACTTACCATCACCGTAATACTCTTCGTCGAAGCTGACTAATATATGTTTTGGAATAGAGGGGGACTGCTCGAGAAGACTGTCGTAAATAGCTTTACACTCTTCGACAAATTTCAAACCCTCTTTACGACGCTCCTCTCTAGGAAGTGCTAATTGTAAACGAATATTTCTCGATAGGGTACCATGCCCTAACGCCGCAGTCCTGTGATTCTCCATGAGTTCATTAATTTTAAGGAACTGCATTATCGTAGCGATGAGACCCGCGATGAGATTCATACCACCAATGACAGCGGGTGCAGCCCCCCTGATACTCTCGGGTAAAGTGCTTTGGGCAAAGTTCGCCGTTCCCGTGATAGTCGATAAAACAATGACCGGTAGATTAAATCGCAAACTCATTTTCTTGAACATCAAGAATGCACGGTGATGCATGTATCTATAACAGGCTGACTGCTCACCCCACTGGCGCAGTATATTTTCATGATGTTCATTCCACGTTCTGGCCATTTCTTCCAGATTTTTATCTGTGCTCATCTTATATTAGATGAATATAATTTTCATAATTCACTTGATATTTCTCGTCTGGATATTGGTAACACCTTTCCTAAATGACAAGAGAAATCTGGAATTCTACTCCATGGTTATTCCATTCATATTCTACCACTGGTCTGTAAACGATGACACCTGTGCCCTGACTCAGGCTGAAATGGCCATAACCGGTAAACATAAGGATGAAACCTTCATGGGTCGTGTGGTTGGACCCATATACAAAATGGAAGAGAATGATGTTAACAAGATGACCAAGACTATGTTTTTCACACTTTGGGCCCTCGTCCAATATAGATTGGGACACTTCAACCTGTTTGTAGATGATCTCCAAAAGATCTTCAAGGGTAAGAAGATTTCGTAGATAAAGAATACGAAGTATATAAAACCAAGATGGATAGACTTACACACGAGAGACGAGACCTGTATTTCATGTACATGAACATGACCCAATTATATAAATGCTTGTCTGAATGCGCGCAGAACAATAGTGAAATGTTACATAGGATCGAGAACGAGTGTGCTATCATGAGGCAGGACTATGACGAGAAGATTTGTCGAGTTACAACAAGAATCGAATCACTGTATCACAAGCGTACCTAGTACGGATTTTCTGTGACCAAGCGCGTGTCGCGTCGGGGGTAAACAATTCAGGCAGGTGGTGTCTGGCATAGCGCGGCATGACGGCTGCGCAACGGATAATGATTACGATTTGCGACCGAGGTAGGTGTAAATACCACCACTTTCAGAATACCATCCACTGTAAGATACAGTCTTAATAGCTTCCGGAAAACTAGGTGCTCGAACACCAGTGTTGGTTTGCATCGTAAGTTGATCAGATTGACCAATGCCAGTAACGGCATCCCATACTTGCCATGTCGGAGTAATAACTCCGGCAATAGAATGGTTGTACGCAATCGAATAGTGAGTGGTCCCAGCTGGTTGTGATATGACGCCTCTCATCTCCTCAAGCCTCTTGAAGCTACCAGTCTTGATAAACTCCTTGAACTTCTGCCCTAAACCCAAATCACTTTCCCATGTATCACTATCGATGTCTTCAACTCTGGTTATGACCTTCCATTCAAGGGTTCTCATCTCTTCTCTCCAAACGCTCGACCGGAAGGCAGCTTTTTTGGACTTTAAAGCCCGTGCCTGATACAGCTCGATGAGTTCTTCCAGTGCTTCTAAGAAGTCTGGGGTGTAGTTGTGTGGGAGTTTCAGACGCATCTCCTCAAGGTCATTGATCTTACCAGTCTCAATGAACTCCTTGAACATCAACCCGAAACCCACATCACATTTTCTTTCACTATCGATGTCTTCAACTCTGGTTATGACCTGAGATTTAAGGTGTTCTATCTCTCGTCTCCAAATCCATGACGCGAAGTACCCTAAACCTTTTTTTTCCTTGTAATTCCATGCCTGATACAGCTTGCTGAGTTCTTCCATTGCTTCTAAGAAGTCTGGGGTGTAGTTGTGTGCGATAGTTCTCAGACGCGAACAGCCTTCTCTAGCAGGGACAACCACCAGTCGTCTTAGTCTCTCCCTGTAAGACTGTTGTGTCTTCAAGATCTGAATCTCTCGACAACCGAAGCAGAAGCGATCAAAAATTTCACAGCACTGAGGCTCTTTCACACACACCTCATCGATTTGCGACATTTTTTTGTCCTTGGAAGAGACAATTTTTTTTGGATTTTTTTTGACTATACTCGACTGGAAATATTGTTTTTGGGCAAAATCGAGTCACTTTTCGCTGCACGGTCGCCGTGCGAGCACGATCGGGGTCAAAATCAGGCAAAAATCACCCCTATCGCAAAAATTCCAGGGCTTTGCCTGTGCGTCGTGGAATGATTTCCAGTTTCAAAATTCGTCTCCATTTCCATTTTCAAAACCCATGAAAATTTCCAAATGAAATTTTTTTGTAAAATCGTGAAATGACTGGTGTCTAGTCTCGAAAACGTGATTAATTATTTCCAGAAATCCCTGACTAAATACTGATAAAAAGGTGATTGACGGGTTCCAAGGTTTCAAAACACTGAAACTGAAAACGAAAAACGAAAGAATAAAAATAAATCAAAAAAACGAAAAACGAAAACTAGCCCTAGCTAGCCATAGAGGTCCGTGAAAATGAAAGTGACATGCTGTGTCCATACGGTAAACTGTTACAAGTCGACGAAGCCACCCTCGACCATATTGAAGTCCTAGATGGATAATGAAACACGTAAACCACAAAACGGTGATGAAACGCTTGTAAATTGATAGATTTGTGCATGACATGGTTGCAAGGCGGTTTTGAATCTATTTGGAATGACCTCTGGCTACGAAAAAAAGAATTCAAAGCTCGTTCTTGATTTTGAACACCTCTCCGCAGTTTGGGAGAGGTTTCAAGTCGTTTTGAATCTTTTCTGATAGCTTCAAAAATAACCAGGGGAAACTGATTAAACTGTCAGTGTAGAATAGACCATGAGTGTTAATCAAGACGAACAGTGTGAATGGTGTGAAAAACAAGAAAAGTTGCTTATAAAATGGGCAGAAAAGGCGGCTGGATATCGTTGGCTGCACAATCATGCGCGCCTATTCTATAAGAAACAGAATGACTGGTTAGCCTACCCGAGTATAGTTATAGCGAGTATAACAGGTGTTGGTGGTTTTGCAGTGTTAAATCCAAGTGGGAGTGAGGATATTTCCACTGACACAAAGAATAATATCATGATAATCCAATACTTTTTTGCATTTCTCAATGTGTTGGCTGGTATTCTCTCGTCTATCAGTAAATTTAGTCAAAGTTTAAGTCTTTCAGAAGCACACTCCGCGCAGTGTGTGCAATGGTCTAAATTCTATAGAAGTATTGACATGGAACTTTCTCTTGATACCAAGCATCGGGATAATGTGGTTGAGTTCATTATGAAATGTAGGGAAGAGTACGATAAACTACTTGATGACTCACCTGATATACCATCTATTACTATCCAGGCTTTCTTGGTACAGTTCCCAGATAAAGAGAATAAACCTGATGTATGCAATGGTCTAAGTATCGTCGTAAATGAAGACGCTGCTTCTGTCACTGGCTCTGGGCGGGCGGTATCTAGGTGGATTGGGGCTTTGCAGAATATTAGAAGAAGAAGCAGAGATGAGCAATTACCGAGAGTTGATCCTGTTTAATTATCTCAGCACATTATAAATGTCTATGAAAATTGTAGCCTTCTTAGTGACGACCATCGTATATGGTTTCATTTACATGATTATGGACAAGGCTGACAAGAACGCATTCGGTTTCACTAGTTGGATCGACCCGTTCTATTTTTCTTTCACCACTATGAGCACCGTAGGATATGGTGACTATGTTCCACGGACTGATCTTGCAAAGATGACAGTAATGTCTCACCAATTCATTCTCATCGCGGAAATATTGAGTATGTTCTTTGACAAAGACTCTAGTAACAAGATGCGTCAATGATACTTTGATATTTTTTCAAATACTTTGACTTTTTTTCGAAATCGGAAATACTTTTCGATTTCGAAATATACTTAGAAAAATAGTTCGTAAGAGAATCATGTATGAGGTTTACACTGATGGAAGTTGTTTGGGAAATCCTGGACGTGGCGGTTGGGGTGTGGTCAGTGATAACTTTAAACTCACTGCTGGACAACCTAATACCACAAATAACCAGATGGAGATGACAGCGATTCTCAAAGCCCTCGAGGAATGTTCGAGGAGGGATATCCAAGAGGTTTGTATATTTACAGATAGCAACTACGTGAAGAACGGTATTACTGTGTGGATCATCAAGTGGAAGAAGAACGGTTGGAAGACTTCCACCGGTGCACCTGTTAAAAACAAGGAGTTGTGGGTTGCTATCGATGAAGCACGTAATAAACTGAAACTCGTCGAATGGAGGTGGGTCAAGGCACATAACGGAAATCCAAAAAATGAGGAGGTTGATACATTAGCAAGGGAAAGTGCGAACATGATATAAAGTTTTGGATCGTATACGATGTATGTACAAACCTGTATGTATAGGTATCGTAGTCCTGACACCTGTATTGTATTCAGTTCGTATCTATGAACAGTATCTACAATATGAATATAAGATTACACAACTCTATTTCATACATTCCGAGAAATATGCGCAACTATTCGCTAATCACGACCGTATTATGAAACTGATCAGCGCGAGACGCGAAATCAATAAATGTTTGATTCAAATTATTTGCACTCCGTTCGTTGTTGTGGGAACGGTGTTTGGAGTTGTGGAAAGAAGTGTCACGACCGCCGAGCGCATCATAATTACTTTCGAAGCGATTTTACAATACCTCGTTCCATGTTTGTTAGCACTCACACTTATAGTGATTCTGAACGATTTACGGTTGAAGGTACTACGTTGAAGAAAAAAATAAATGCTAATAGTAAATGATGTTGTACAAGCTCGGTGCGTTCGCGAATGAATTCGCAGGAGCGGCATCTATCCATCCCCAGGTCTCGATTTACCCTCACAACGCGGATACCTTCGGTCAGGAGATTGGTAAGGTGTTGATTGACCTCATCGCGCTGACCTCGATAGCGATGCTCTCCGTCAAACAATTCAAGAAGACTGGTAGCGAGAATGATGCACTCGCAACAGCGCTCGGTTCTCTAATCGTCGCTTTTGCGCTGCCCAATCTCTTCCTACACAGGATAATTGACAAGTTCTTCAAGAAGAGTGGTATCTTCATCAAGATTGCAATTGCCTTAGGTATCATCGCTGTTCTCTACAACATCGAGCCTTTCGCAGTAGAAAGTATCAGACACTTGCTCACGTTTAAGCAAAACGAAATCTATCAAAAGCGTGCGTAGTGGATTTGAAGTTGTCGTAGATTATCATACACAATGCATCAGCTATATCATGTTTCCTCTCATATGGGATCTCAAATTTTAAATGTCTCTCAGCTATAGACGTGGTTCTTTCCTTGCGTTCTTCATAATCTAGATGCCTTATACCGAAATGAGTATGCATACTCGTTGGGTGAACGAGAAGAACTTTATCCTTAAACATGTAATGTAACAGTATTTCTATATTTGTAAATCCACCCGGGGGTTGTCTCTCTATAAGTATTTTATCGGCTGAGTCGAAAATATCTTTGTGATCTTCTACAAATAAAGGAACTAAATCTACCATGTCATTACTTTTCAAGTACTTGTAGTCTGCGAGACTAATCTTCTTCATATACTCAACCTTTATCGATGGACCCGCCGCGGATTCAGCGAGAACAATACCCAAGTTGTGATATCCAATGTCTATAGCCAATACCCTCATCTTTAAATATAAGAATTGTCGTCTTTAATTTAAATCTCAGTAATTGTAATGAAGAACAAAACCAGAACACAGGTCACGTGGATCATACTTTTCGTTTTAACGGTAGCAGTCGCTTATATGTGGTATAATCCCACGGTTGTCACGATAAACGCACCGACCCAAAGTATGCTTCCCGTGCCACCGAGGCTACCAACGATGGTTCCAAGACGAGAACCAGAATTTAGAGGCCCCCCCATAAAGTTATATAAACCAGGATTTATGCAGCAGATGGGGCTCTTAACCAACGATGAGGGTGAGACCCGACCTCTTTACGGGAAAGAGGTTCGCGGTCGTCGCGATCGATACCATTACTACACAACAACTGGGGGTGAAAATCTATACCCCATACCTTTAAATCACGAAGCAAGGGACTGTATGGACGACGTTGGATGTCGTGAGCTATATGGAAATGAAGCAGTTTCAATAACAGGTAAAACTGATCCATTCACGGTTAATATGTACAAGACTGATAATTTCTTCTAA